TTAATATATTCCTCGTCATTGACCTCAAAATCCGCTCTAGATATTCGAACAAAGAAATCTCTTGTTAGCTTTTGAATAGCCTCGTTCTCATCATCAAGTTCCGATCTCAGAATCGTGATCATGATATCGGTTGACGGATGTATCTTATATTCTTTTTTATAGTCGAAAACTTTTCTTACGAAAACTCTTAAATATCTTAATTCTAGAAACTCAATGTCAAGCACCTCTGCTATCTGATCGCAGAAGGCTCTATCTTGTAATATAAGTTGGCAGAGCTTTTCTTGAAAAGACTTGCCGTATTTCGAAAAGTCTACTTTCTTTTCCGTCATATTAATAACAGCTCACGTCAGTTTTGGCCCAATAGCAGCCCTCATAAATACTGAAGTCCTCAAATGTGCACCAAGTTTCCTCGCAGTACCACGACGCATAGTACGACCATGTGCAGCACTCTTGACCATACATATCCTCGTAGCAAAAGTCTGCATTGCCATTCTGACCAAACATATAGCTTTCATATTGACAGCCATAGTATGGTTCATAATAGGGTACACCTCCGGGGTGTATGGGTAAACCGGTGTCAACCAGACAGCCGCCCAAAAGTAAAACAAAAGCCAGTATTTTCTTCATTTTTTCCTCTTTTTGCTAGTACGCCCTCTGGGAGTTGAACCCAGGACTACCCGCTTATAAGACGAGCGCTCTAACCACTGAGCTAAGGGCGTGTTTCAATTCTATACTAACAGTTATATCATATAAATTGTTAGTTGTCAATACCCTTTTTTGATATAAGTCTCAAACGCCTCGTGTATTCTCTCAAAATACAACGATGATGCCAATAAGATTTTTTAGTTCTGTTTTCTTCTTTTAAGGCCAGTCGTGATGTTTCAATTTTCTTTAGTAGGCTTTTTGCCTCTGGAATATCGGGGATCTGGTCTTTAAACAAAATTTCATCCAAAGACCCTTCCACTTCAAATTCGTATTCATCATCAAAAAATGGAATGACAAATTTGCGACCAGCTTTCTCGCTATAATAATCTTCTCTACTCTGAATATCCTCTGGTGGATCTCCGGGCTGGATGCCAACCAAAGCAACATCTCTTTGTTGGACCGTTCTATCGCCTTCGATATAATCAAAAACCATTCTAGGGTCATCACCAGGATCTCCCATCTTCTGTCCCCAGATCACAGCCTCCTGGCCATGTTTTAAACCCATCTCGACAATATCTGAGTGGTTCATATTTGGTATAAGAAAACTTCTTTCAAAATTACCAAAACTTCCTTTAATTTTAATCGGGCCATATCCCATTGTTTTGAGATCTCTGAACAATTCCTTGTTTCGCCGGTTGTTTTCATCTCTAGGTATCTGTTGTCCGTCTGGATTCCAGGCAGTCATTATTCCCGCAGTGTCCACAGAAGGAACCATCCCCAATAAGATGCGCTGCACTCGTAAAAAACCGCTTTCATTTAGCGTACCTACAGTCTTTCTCCAGTTTTCCATTATCTCTTTCATTTTCATATTCCTAATTAGTTTTTTGTAGCGCAAATGGAAGGTCTTAACAATTCCTAAATATGATGTGCTGACATGTTTGCCAAAGTGTGGACCAATCAAAGGCGCCAAAGCCATCTTCATTCATCATTTTGATAATCTCCGTTTTGTTAAAACTGCAGTCGAGGTTTATGACGGCATTGTTGATATGTTGTTTTGACTGAATAGATAGGTTTGGAGAATATAATTGCATCAATTTATAATTTTGAAGAACAAGATCCTTGTTCTCAACAATGCTTGAATATAGTTTGAGGTCACTTTCCTCCATTTCCAACTTGCACTGTTCCACCAAAGTTTCGACATCATAAGCATTTTCCATCGACAGGAGAGGAAATCGTTTGGCCAGCGTTTTCAAGCCAACTCCAGGTACTCCGTCTAAATTGTCACTTTTGTCGCCTGCGATGGCTCTTGCCAGTGCAAAGTTTGTTGGATGAATACCAAACTTCTCCAAAATGTGATTCTTATTCAAGACTTCTTTTTGAATTGGTCTCAGCATAATTGTTTTATCGTCGCAAAGCTGAAAGAAATCTTTGTCGCTGCTGACAACAATCTTTTGGTCGTCTTTAAGAGCCGGCATGCCAACGACATGGGCGATGACATCATCCGCCTCAATGTCTGGCAACATCACCTGAGATATGGGCATCATATTAAGATATTCTGCCAGTCTTGTTTGTTGCCAAATTTTGTTTTCTAACTCTTCGTTCTCATTGAGCATTCCCTGAATGCCTCTGTTCAAGCGTAGTGGTTTTCTTCCTTCTTTATAGTTTTTGTTAACCAGTTTCTTGCGCTTCGAGCCGCCAGGGCCATCCCAAGCTACAACAACATGATCTGGTTTTGTGTCTCGCATCAGCTTTTGAAGGATTTTGATAAACCCTTTCATCCCGCCAATTGGTTGTCCATTTAACGATAATGAAGGGTCTACGATATACGCTCGAAAGTACATATTGAGCGCATCGATGATTACGTATCTTTTACTCATTTACAAATTTTTTCTTTTGGTTCTTCTAAAAGGTTTTTAATTTCTTTCATAAGTCTATCAAAGAAGAGTTCGTATGTCAAGTTCTTTTTTTCAAAATCGCTAATTTGTGGATTCCAAGACATTTTTAGTCTTTTGTCATTGACAAGTAAACTTTGTTTCAGCTTTTCCACGTCAATTAAGGAATAACATAATTGGAAATCTATATCAGGAAAGGCTTCCCGTAGTTTTTCGTAAAACTCATCTTCCATCTTAAGGTAATTATGACACTGTGCAGCTATTCTGCTTTTTCAATGTCATAAAATTCAGATGCGTCACTTTCTCTTTTGTCGAATTTTAGGATGACTTCTTCATCCATGATCTCAAGTACCCTCTTTCGGAAAGTTTCCTCTTGAATCTTTTCCTTCCATTTTGAGGGTTGGAATTTAACTGTTTCCCCGTTGCCCATATCTATAGTATACCATGCTCCGGAGCTTGTGAGATATTTTGACCCCTTGACGGCCTCAAACCAGCTTTCTTCATCTTGTATACCAATGTTGTCACCCCAGAGAATCTGGAAAGTGCACTGGCGACCTTGAGTTCCAAAGCGACTTTTCTTGAGAGTAGCCTTAACTTCAGAGCCAACTCGAAAACCATGCTTATCTAGGATGTAAGAAGCCTTAGCTTTGCGCCCTGTGAGCCAAATACGAAGCGAGTAAGCATAGATCATAGCTTTGCCTCCAGGGGTCATGTACGGCTCAACCATGGCCTCTGAGGGCGACCTAGTAATATTCGTTTTTAATTGGTTGAGAACCAAAAACGTTGATTTGCTATTCGCAATCGGAACAGTTAACTTGCTCATGCCTTTTGCGAGGATACGAGCTTTGACCGCCATCGAAGAAAGAGGGTTAAAATCACCCTCGACATCGCTGATTGCGGGTGTAAGAGCTAGACTATCCCAAATGAATAACATTTGACTGTCATTGCTTCCAAGCAAATCTTCAATCGTCTCAAGGACAAATTCGACACTTTGTGCCTGTATATAAAGGAGCCGCTCAACATCACAACCAGCCTTTTCAAGGAAGGTGGGGTCAATCGCAGACTCTGAATCAAAGTAAATTACGTCGATCCCCATCTTTTGAGCACTTGCAGCAACCTGCGCTGCCATATAACTTTTACCGGAAGACTCTAGGCCAGCGATTTCTACAACCTTTCCAACTGGAATTCCAGTAAGACGGCCTCGGGAAATTATTGAATCTAGCCAGCGTGATCCGGTTGGGATCCACTCTGTTACTTCTGTAGGGTTAGCTTCTTTTAAATTATGCGCAAGAGAAATTCCTGCTTTTTTGTTTATCATGCTGCGCATGTCTGAAATAGACAAGCGACCTGCCTTTTGCTTCTTAGCCATAATTCTCCTGTATGTTATATTCTATTTAATTTCGACTAATTCGACTTCAAAATTGAGGTCTTTACCCGCTAGCGGGTGATTGTGGTCCAATAAGAACCCGTCTTCCTCAATTGAGGTGACCACTGCTCTCATTGATTGTCCGTCTGGAGAAGTACCCATAACTGGATCACCAACAGAAAAATCATGTTCCTGTGGGAACGCTTCTTTTGGTATCTTAACGACCGCAGCTGGGTCAGGCTGTCCGTATGCGTCTTCGCATTCAACCTTAAAGGTTTTTGTTTGCCCTTTCTTCATGCCAACAATTGCTTCTTGAAAGCCAGGAATCAGATTGCTCGTTCCTAGTTCAAAATCTAGTGTTGTGTCGCGGGCTCTAGAATCGTCGAAAATAGTTCCATCATCTAGTGTCCCCTTATAGTGTATTCTCACGCTCTGTCCATTTTTTGCTTTTGTAGCTTTTGTTATTTTAGCCATATTATAATGTTCCTTTTGTTAAAAATGAGGCATCTGTAAACCCATGCCTCCCTGCGGTTTTTGCCTAGTTACTCAGCAGATCTTTGAACGCTGATTCAACATCGCTAGTCTTCTCAGTACTTTTGCTGTACTTAGTCGACTCTGTTGAGCGTTCTTCTGCGGACTCATCTCCGGAGAGATACGCATCCAAAATTTTCTCAACGTCTTCAACGCTTTTACGCTCAAAGAGACCGTTAAAATCTGGAATGCTCTCAAGAAGCTCACGGCACTTCTCAGGCCCATCCTCGCAAAGAGGAGAGGAACGTCGGCGAGGGGTGATCCCAGTTTGAGGAAACTGTGCTCCTGCTGGTTTACCGTACTGAACAACCAGATCCGTCCCTTCTTCGGGATCTGTAATGTCGCCATACTCGGGATTCAGCACGAGGGCAAGAAGCTTCTCATAAGCCATCTTACCAAATCCCCAAACTCGAACACCCAAGTGCTCCTCGTCGCGCACCAATACTGGTGCAAAAAACCGTTGACGTGGCAGAAGATTTTTTGCCATCTTAATGCTGTCTTCGGTACCCTCATCAAAAAGTTGACGAACGAAGCTGGTAATCGCATCTTGTTCGCCAAAGTTCTTATGTGGGCTCAGGAAAGGCGGTGTGTCACCAATGTTGTAGTGAAACCAGAAATCCTTGAACGGATCTCCATCTGCGGTAGGAACAATACGAATAACCGTTTCTCCTTCCTGTGGACGCCAAAAAACGGAATCCCCGCCTTTGCCTTTGCTTTGTAGGTTAGTTAACCTTTGTTTAATTTTATCGTAATCAATACCCATATTTTCTCCTTGTGTTAGGTAGAGTCAAAGTGACGAATTTCTCACTTTGCTGATTTAATAATCATATCAAATTTAATCTAGTTAGTCAAGTAAAAAATTATTTTTTTTCGTCTTCGGGCTCAGGGCCCTGTATTATAGGTGTACTGCAAACCATATATACATAATCGTTATTATAGCTGGTGGGAAAAATAGCATAGCTTGTTTTTAGTTCTTCTTCTACTCGTCCTGTGACTTGCTTTTTTATCTTCGCAAAAAGCTTGCCATCCGTTTTGAGTCTTTGTTTATTAATTGCATAATAATACCTCATATCTGAGATTTGTTTAAGAGGAAAAAACAATTTTGGCTTGCCATCTTTGACATCGCTTATGCCAATGGTTGAGATCCTATGTGTTTCATATATATCAGAAAAAGTATCACTAATTGGTTCGATATGGTTGTACACGTTAATCATGTGAACCGTTGCAACAATTGTGCTATTTAATCTGTCGTGATAGCCAATAACTGGAACTTCTCCTAAAATCTCTTCAACACTTGTATTGTCGATTAGCCAAAGTCTTTTGAAAACTCCTGAACGGGCGTATTCCTGCAAAACGTTGAAAGTTAACCATTCCTGTTTTTCTTTTATACCAGACAATAACTCAACGTCTGGTCTGATATATAACACATTGATTTCACAATGCTTTAAGTACTCCAGTATTCTCAACGTTGCACCGGTGATGCTCCCTGAGCCGCCGAGAACAAAAAGTACCTCTCCCGTAATTTTTTTGAAAAATTCACTCATATCCGGGCAATTGTTTTCATATTCCTCGGGCCCGGGCTGCCATGGCATGTTATATACATTCTTTTGAGGAAAGGTATCCATTCCTGCATCGATTTTATAAACTTCATACTGTTTATATTCTGCAGAAAATTTATCGACTACGGAGCAGCCAGCTTGTCCTAACCCTATGATCGTATCCATTTTTAATCTTCTACAGTTTCCAGAATAATTCGTTTTTCAAATGCCCCATTTGCGCCATTTTTTAAATTACGAAACTGGTTTACTTCGTCGAAGGAATGCCCCATATTATATGATAGGGCCCCAATGACCTCTAGGATATCCGCGAGTTCTTCAATATTCGGATCCTCTAAAAATTCGTCCACTTCCTCAATTAACTTCTCTTTTAATTTTTGCTCATATTCTTGTTGGTTAGCGACATGGGTGACAAAACGTTTACCTTTGTCCGTCATAATAGCTGGGATCTTGTCCCGTACCAGTTTGTTATATACTTTCATATTTTTAATTCCTTCATTGTTCCATAATCTTTTCCAGCGGATAAATTAACTTTAAAGTTACCCAGTTCTGTATCAGAAAATACTTTTTTGATCTCTGGTATCATATCTTTCTCCTCATTATCCAGGTCGATAACCAAGCTATCATGCACACAAAAAGCTATGTGTGATTTCTTGTTTTTTAATATTTCATGAACGTCTATCATTCTTCGTAAAAATAAATCACTTGTTGTACTTTGGATTACATAATTTAAAGCGTGATGTTTGTCAGCTTCGATCTCTCTGCCATATATAGTTTGAATTTTGTCACCATCCCAGTGTTTATCTAGTACAGAAGTCCTATTATACACTTTTTCCGCGGGATGTTTCATACTTGGATTGTAAAGCCATGCAAATATACTCTTTTTTGCCTTTTCTCTGCTCATATTTTCCTTGAAAATGTTCTCGATGTTCCAATTATGAATGTCTCCCTCTGGTTGTTCGCGGCCAGCTAGCGAGAGAAGGGTTCTTAGCTCCGCTGCGTTGAAGTCCAGTTCCACAAACCAATCATTCGTCGGTTTTATGACTGAACGGTATTCTTTTGGAAGAGTTAGGATAGGAAAGCTGTTTTTCTTCGTGGTCATGCGACCGGTTTTTGTACCATATATATCATACGAAATATAAGGGGAGCCTTTTATAATTTTGTCCTTCCATTGTCTGGCTTTGAACTCAAAAAGACGCGTTTTTATGTTTGAGACATCGATATTAAGTTTTTTGGATTTCATGCTTTCAACAACCTTTGTCAGATTCAGCATGAATTCATAGTCT